GCGTAGGCGTCGGCGGCGTCGGCGGCGTCGGCGGCGTAGGCGGCGGCGGCGGCGGCGTCGGCGTAGGCGACGGCGGCGTCGGCGTAGGCGTCGGCGTAGGCGGCGGCGTCGGCGGCGGCGGCGGCGGCGGCGGCGGCGGCGTAGGCGTCGGCGGCGTAGGCGGCGGCGGCGGCGGTCCTCAATGCTTGAGGCACGGCTTTCTGTATTGCCAGTCTCACCACTCGACGAACAAACTCCGCTTCATCAAGTACGCCGGCGCTTCCTAACTGACACAGCGCAAGCCGGCGAAGTCCTTTGGCACGAGCTTCGTTGCTCGACCAGTTGGAATCGTTGAGACGAATCTTCAGTGATCGCAGCGTCGGTGCCACGCACGACGGATTGTCGCCGTGATCGAAGCCGAGCGCGTAGTTGACCGCTGCCTCAACGCACATCTGCCCCGGCTTTGGAACTCCCAGACCATGCACGAGTCCGGCGTCCACGACTTCCAGAACCTTGCGCGCCAGCGCTTCATCGATTGTGATTTCCATAAATTCCTTGGTTAATAGTCATCTACTGTGGCCAGAGCCGACTACGGCCTGACGAACTCCTGCGTCTCCTGATTGACAGGATAAGGCGGGTGATAAGGATGATCGCTCATGCTGTTGACGATCAGCCCGAACACCAGCACGCCAATGACAGCAAGACAGATATGCAGCATGACGTTGTGCCATGAGATCTCTTTGGGCTGTTTCACTTACTGTGACTCCTTCGAAATTGAACGATGCTGGGCCTATCATCAGGGACCGGTTGATGCATGCTGCGCAGCATTCGACGATCGCGAAATCTCCAGCCCTTCACCACCGATGCGATCCAGAACGGGATGCTGAGGACTGCGATAACGATCATCACGCAGCCGAAAGCCTGCTGCACGCTGATGTGGACGTTCATGTGATCACCACCCGTTCGATGTCCTCATCCGCACCACCGTCATCGGTTTCCCCTGCCATGTGTGCTTCGCGCACGATGCTGAATTCCTTCGCCGCGATACTGCCGGGATGATCCGTGCACCAGCGATTCATCTGATCGAAAGCGTATTCCAGGGCGGTGAGGGCGCTCATGCGCTTTGCTCCAGGGCTCGGCGCTTGATGTCGATCACCACCGCGTCGATCTGCTTGCGCCCCTTGCGGCAGTGCCAGTGAAACAGTGCGCTGTCCAGTAGTTCGATCGCACGGTCGAGATTACCGGCGCCCAGTGCCTGCTGGCCTTGGCGGCACAGGTCGATGATGCTGAGTGTGTTCATGGTTTAACTCTTCTGCCTTCAAAATACTTCTCTACTTGTGTCGCCAGTTCTTCATCCGTGCCGAACTGTTCGCGGAATCTTTTAGGCTCCAGCGCCAGACTTGGCCCCAGCAGTGTGCTAGCCAATCTCAAGTGCGTGAAGCGATCGTTCCACACTCCGCGGTGATGGTAAGGGCATAGCGGAATCGTCGCCGCATCTGCTTTCCTGCGACCTCCAGACAACTGATGGTGAATATCTGGAGGTTGCACATAGCCCAATGTCCGGCATGCTAGACACCCCAGATCCTGCAACTCGACGAACCTTCGATCGCGGGCTGACAGATTATCTCGAGGATTCATACGGCCGTCGCGACTCATGCTGCCTTCCTTCTGTTGGCCTGGGTGGTACGCCATACGTCCACAACTAACACGGCTCGCTCGCGCTTTGCCCTGACGATCTCATAAGCCCTGATCGCTGAGAAGTGAGCATCCCATGCCGTCTGAGCATCCCCGCTAGAACGGGCGATAGCTTTACGCTCCTCGATGTTTCCGTCTGCGACCTTGAACGCCACTGCCTCTTTGAGCTTGGCAATATATTCCGTACGCGCGACATCGGCTTTCAGTTCAGCGCACTCCGTATCGGTATCCGCCAAGTACTCCATTGCGGCCTCGAGTTTTGAGTCGGTAATCAGAATCTTCTCCCGTTCGGGCTAGGCTCTGACTGCATGGCCTTCTTTGCCATCGCCAGATAGGCCCGCCACGCGCTCTTTTCCTTGGATGACATCTGATCAGATGCCGCCACATACAGATCCTGCTGAGTCTTGAGCGTATCGTGCAGATCCGCCACATGCAGGCATTTGACCTGCTCTTCTGTATCCTCCTCCAGTATCCCGCGCATGTGGGTCGCGGTAATTCTGGCCTGCTCAAGCGGGATATTTTTCCCAAGATCAGGAGGAGGCGCCAGTGCTGTGACCTCATGGGTCTGAGCATCGGCATCGTTATCTCCCTCGGTCGGGATACAGAAGGTTTGCAGTGCGAAATACTTGTACGCGGCGGACATGGCTTTGTTGGTGGCCTTGTCTCCGGTATCCATGGCTTCCCCTACGATGCGGGCGGTATGCTGGGAGCCGTCCAAGGCAGACACCAGATCAAACTCCACGTCCACGATAGCGTAGAACAGGACTCCTCCCTTCTGGGTCTCTCGCTCGGTCACTGAGCGCGAGAGTACGCGGGGGATGACGCACAGCTTATTGGCTGCCAGAAGGGAGGAAAGCGATGAATACACATCGTCGATGCCACGGAACTGATAGCCCTGCTGGGTGTTCTTGCGGCCCTTTGCGATGCCGACCTTAGCCAGTTCTCCCGTGATTGCCGCAATGGCTTCGTAGACCGCGTATGTCTTAGTGTCCTGATTCATATGGCCTGTATTGCAAAAAGAAGCGTATAGGCGTACCCTACGCTTGGCCTATATGCTTGTCAACAGGAAATTTGAATGGATGAGCTAGAGCGACTCAAAAAGTGGAAGGCAGAGCTTCGAAGGCTGGGCCTGAATCCAAGGAAAGCCGCAGAAAAGCTCGGGATAACGTCTGGGATGGCCTACGCGTGGCATTGCGGTCAGCGCCCTGTGCCGCGCAAGCGCATAGAGCAGCTCCAACAGATGCAGCCTCAGCAATGAGTGGGTGGATCAGCATCCGGAATTGGGGAAAATTCCAACACTACAAAGACCGCGGCCCGCCTTGGGTCAAGCTCTATCGCGATCTTCTAAGCAGCGAGGCTTGGGTACTCGGAGACGATCAATCCAGGCTGGTGCAAGTTGCTAGCATCCTGATAGCAGCGCGCTACAGCAATAAGATCCCCATGAAATGGGGTCTCATCCGCAAGGTTTCCGGCCTCGACATGAGCGAGGATGAGCTGAGCCACGCTATAGAACGACTGGCTGCGGCTGATTTTCTTGAAATACACCATAATCAAGAGGATACGGATTCCGCTAGCATCATGTCAAATGGTCTGTTGCAAGATGCTAGCAAAGCGCTAGCAAGTTGCACCTCAGAGGCAGAGCAGAGGCAGAGCAGAGACAGAGAAGATAAGAAGCACGCGCCCGCGGCGCTTTTCGATCCGTTATCCGTGAATGGATTAAACCAAGATGCCTGGAGGCAATGGTGTGAGTACCGAAAACTCAAAACTCGATCGCTACCGGCAGCCGCTCGCAAGCTCGCCGGCTTCGGAAGCGCGGCTAATCAGCTCGCGGCAGTGGAGCACTCCGTTGCAAACGGCTATGTTGGACTTTTCGCCCCGCGTCTTAATGGATCTACCGGCCCTCCGCAGACGGCTATGGATAGGATTCGCGCGGCAGCTAGCAGGAGAACATTCGATGCAGAGCAAAGCACAGACGGTGTGGCAGCACCTGGCGGGTTTATTCGGGGCTGATGCGCTTGAGCGCAAGTTCGGGCCAGATCCACCGCCTGAGTGGGAAGCGGCGCTATCAGACCTGAACGACGCGCAACTCCATCACGGGCTGCAGTCCCTGATGCGAACCGGGGGAGACCGGGTTCCGACCCTGCCGCAGTTCATTGCCGCGTGCCGGGACAACCGGGAATTCTCACGCGCTGGCACCGATCGAGCCTTGGCGCCTCCGGATCAGAATTGGGAGCTGGCCGGTAACCGTCACCTGATCGCGCTGGCGGCAAGACGCGGCCTGGAGCACAAACCGATCTACGAAGACGAAGCAAGAAGGCTTTGGGCCAGCAAAAACGATTGGGCTAAGTGCATGCGCGGGAGCCAGGAGCATGACGGAAGCGTGGACATTGAGACCCAAAAGGCAATGTGGCAGCACTTCGTGATTCAGGGGAGGCCGATGCTGTGAAACCGGAAGAATTGGAAGCGATGGTAGATAAGATCATGGAAGAGCACGAATTAAGGCTGGATCGCTGTGAAACATTGCCGCTAAAACGACGTAAGCGCAGCCGCATGGAAGCAAACACTTCCATCATCTCGCAAGCGGCCAAGCGAGCGATAGCTGATCGAGAATGGTCTGAAATCGAGTGACCTACTCCCAACACCGCGCCGCGCTGATCGAGTACTTGAAGGCAAAAGTGGAGCTCGAGGACTGGCACGGGGTCAGCGATGCGGCCAATGACCTGCGGGTGTTGGAGGCTCAGTTCGAACCGCGGCTATTCGCCGTGCCGGAATTGACTGACAAACAGCCAAAAGCGTAAAGTCATCAAATGCCGGAACGCGAAAAAGGCGAATCACTGTCGAAATTTATCGGCAGGTTCGTTGCAGATAAGACCGACAAGAAGAAATGGCCGTCCCAAAAACAGCGCCTGGCGGTCGGATATGCCGAAGCCCGCAAGGCTGCCGGAAAGTGAGACCCGATCTCGCCCCGCGGTCCAGAGGCGTCAGATTTGGCGGGGAGAGTCTAAACTTCGTGCCTGCCGATCAGGATATCCGCCCCTTGCGGCATAACCTTCTGGTCGAATCATTGGATGTCGTGCATAGCCGCTATATCTTCGTAAAACGCACCCAAAGGCCATTACGCGGCACTGTCTTGAGGGCTGGGCCTGGGCACTACCAAAAATGCTATGACCACCAGGACAAGCATAAGCGCTCCAGGATGTGGGATAGCAAGCACTTCAGGCCCATTGAGGTCAAAGTCGGGGATATCATCGAACTGGGCTTTACCTATGTCGAAGGCATCGAATACGAATATGCGTTCGAGCAGTTCTACTGGGGAGACAAACTGGTCTTTTGGTGCACCGAAAACGATGTGCTCGGTATCGTACCCGCCGAACTGGACGATGGGAGAATTGCTCAACGTGCGTAAGTTCTCCGATGGCAGCTTTCTGGTCAGCCGATTGCAGGACAGCCTTAAAGATCCGGCTACCGCGATCGTCAGATTCGAGGATGGTGCGGCGTGTCAAGAGTTTGTCAGCCGATGGTATGCGCGTGGCTAGACCCAGAGAATGGGATCGAGCCGAGCTATTAGAGGCTTTGATCCAATACGTTGAAAACACTGATATTCCTATCCTTGCTGACTTCGCTCACAAGCATGGGGTTTTGCGCCCAATGCTTTACGACATGCCGGAATTAGCAGACGCTATAAAGCGTTGTGCCGAGAAGAAGGAGAGCGCTTTGGAGACTCTTGCTCTGTCTGGCGCGGTCAATTGCTCGATGGCAATCTTCAGCCTGAAGCAGTTGGGCTGGAAGGATACGCATGTGCTGCAGGGAGATAAGGCCGCGCCATTACAGATCAGCACCACCGACGGCCAGCTCTGATGCAACGCACACTCGCAATGTCGCTCGACACCGGCTGTATCGTGATGACTCGCAATGGCCGTGTTGTGGGTTCTTTGAGCCGAGAGCAGTCGCTGAGCTTGGCACAGTCCGTCATCGACTGGACGCAATCGGTCGATCAGGCAGTAAGTGATCAGATTCCGAAGCCGCATCTGGCGATCGTGCATACCGAGCCATGAAAGGCCGTCCGCCACTTGAGCCGCGCATCAAAGCGCTAGAGGAACGTCTTGCGGCACTCGAGGCGAAGCAGCAGAGTGATGAGATCAAATGGGCGCTCATCAAGAATATCCATGAGTCGCGCAGCGATGTTCAAAAGGCTAGATACGATTCGGTAATCGACGAAAGCGGTCTCAGGGATCAGCTCTCCGCGATGGTCCATAGCCGTGTTCCAGCTAACCCCAAAGCAGGTTGAGGCCAATGAACTGCTTGCCTCTGCTGCCACGCACATTCTGCTGGCCGGCGGCAGCCGATCCGGCAAGACTGCTCTTTTTGTTCGAGCCGCTGTCATTCGTGCGCTGAAAGCCGCCAACAGCCGCCATGCAATCCTTAGATTCCGATTCGGGCACGTCAAACAGTCGATCGTGCACGACACCTTCCCGCGCGTGATGAGCATGTGCTTCCCGCAGGTGAAATATGAACTCAATCGATCAGACTGGTTTGCGACGCTGCCGGGGAATAGCGAGATCTGGTTTGGCGGACTCGACGATAAAGAACGTACCGAAAAGATCCTGGGTACTGAGTTCGCCACGCTGTTCTTCAACGAGTGCAGTCAGATCCCTTATGCGAGCCGCAATATGGCGCTCACGCGTCTGGCTCAACTTGCCATGGATTCGGTTACAAAGAAGCCGTTATCACTGAAGTGCTACTACGATGAGAATCCACCCGACAAAGGTCACTGGACCTACAAACTGTTCAAACTGAAAGTAGATCCTGACAGCAAGCAATCTCTACCAGACCCTGAGAACTATGCCTTCATGCAGTTGAATCCTCGTGACAACGAGGCGAATCTATCGGCGGATTACATCAAGACGCTGGAGAGCCTACCGGCGAGACTGCGCAAACGGTTTCTCGAGGGCGAGTTTCGCGATACCGCGCCCAATGCACTGTTCAGCGATGAGGTGTTCGATCGCTGGCGCCTGATTGATGGTGAATTGCCAGAGATGCTGCGTATTGTAGTCGCGGTTGATCCATCAGGAGCTGAGGATGAAGACAATATTGATAACGATGAGATCGGGATCATTGTCGCCGGCTTAGGGATAGACGGTAACGGCTACTGCCTGGCGGATTTGACCTGCAAGGCCGGTCCTGCGACCTGGGGACGTATTGCCGTACAGGCCTTCGTCAGTGAGGGAGCCGATCGCGTGGTGGGAGAAGTCAATTTCGGCGGTGCAATGGTAGGCTTTGTGATCAAGACAGCTGCTCGCGAGCAGAAAGCGGTAGTACCATTTCGCTGTATCACGGCCAGCCGCGGCAAAGCTGTCAGAGCTGAGCCGCTGTCCTCCCTATGCGAGAGCGGTAAGTTCCGCATGGCTGGCATCTTCCGGGAACTCGAGGATGAGGCGTCAGGCTTCACGACTCACGGCTACACTGGAGATCATTCGCCCAATCGCATGGATGCGCTGGTATGGGCGGCAAGCGATCTATTTCCAGAATTGATGAAGCACGAAGACAAACCTGCAGTGCAGGTCATTCAGCCGCACATGAGAATCAGAAGTCCCACTGGATGGATGCGCACTTGAATCTCTCGATCTGCATTCCAGCTTATGACCGTCCGCAGTTTCTGGAATGGACGCTGGCGCGGCTCTATGCGGATCTGCCAACCTGTGAGGTAATTGTCTCGGATGATGCCTCCCCGCGTAAGCTGCTGCGCGTGAATTGCGATCGATACATTCAGCACGATCACAATATTGGTCCATTTCCAAATCATCGCTTTGCATTGATGCAAGCCACGCGCAAGTACGCGGTATATTGCGCGGATGATGATTACCTGCTGCCTGCACAGCTTGAAATCGCGCTCGATTACCTGCAGGACCATCCGGAATGCTCAGCCTATATCGCTCCTTGCGAGATCTGGAATGAAGTCAATGGCAAATCGCTGTGGAATGCCTTTAAAGCCCCAGAGCGAGACTTCACGAAAGTTAATGCAATTGATCTATTCAACTACATCATTCAGCATCATGTGTGGCCAGAACATGTGATCTATCGAACTCCGGTGCCTATTGCTGAACGCACACGGGCATATTGGTGTTTCACCGATCTGGTTGATTTGCTGAATGCCGGCTCGATTCATTTCGCCGCTCAGCCTTTTTATCGCAATCTGCTCGTTCATCCATGCGGGGAGAGGGTGCAATTGGGCAATGTTCAGTGCCTGACGTTTTTCGACGAATACCGCGCCGGTCTGGAAGTACTGGCTTACGGGCTGTTCGGGGAGCAGCCATACAAAGCCCGCAAGCAGATCAACGACATGATCAGTGCATTTATCTGTTCGCGCATGTCCACCGCGAGCATTTTGTACGAGCGCCAAGGCAATACGAGAGATTCCCAGATGCTGCGTAAGCGCATTGCGATCGCTGATCCTCGCCCCGACAGCGCAGTGGAAGTCGCATGATTGACCGGGACGATGAATTCGATGCGATCACCGAGGCTGAAATCTGGGAAGAGGCGCGCGATCGATTGAAGATAGCCAGTGATGCCGAGGACGCCAATCGCAATAAGGCCAAAGAGGCCATCCGTTTTGATTGGGGTACGCAGTGGGGCACTGATCCTGCGGTAACTACAGCGAGCATGGATGAGCCGGAACTGACCATCAATCTGACTTCCATGCTGACGCGACGCGTCGTCAACAACATGAAGCAGCAGCGCCCGCGAGGCAAATGTCATCCGGTGGGCGATGGTGCATTGATCGAAGTGGCGGAAACAATCAACGGCATCGGCCGGCATGTCGAATATCGCTCTGAGGCCGGAGTGGCATACGACACCGCTGGCGATCTGGCAGTCAAGGCGGGTTGGGGTTATTGCCGCGTAGTCATCGAGTATGTGGCCGCCGATAGTTTCCAGCGTGATATCCGTATTCTGCCGATCTTCAATATTTTCACCGTCTATCTTGATCCGTCCGCGGTAATGCCAACCGCATGCGATATGGGGTGGGGATTCGTCACGACCAAAATGCGGCGCACCGAGTACAAGCGGCTGTATCCGCGTGCTGAAAATGCGGATTGGGCGGATTCAAATCGTGATCGCTCAAGATCGGACTGGGAGAGTAAGACTCACATTCGTCTGGCGGAATACTTTCGAATCCGCGAGAAGGCGGAAAAGCTCTATCTACTGCGTGATGCACTCGGCAATGAGAATGCGCTCTTCAAATCCGATATGCCATCGGATGAGGCGATGCGCAAAGCACAGCTCACTATCGTTGCTGATCGTGATTCCTCGCGCAAACAGGTCGAATGGTTTCGGCTCAATGGCAGCAAACTCATCGATCGCGAGATTCTCCCCGGAGAATACATTCCGATCATACGCTGCGCCGGCAACATGGCTGATCTTGACGGTGAAGTGTTGCGTAAGGGCATGGTACAGGATCTCATGGACCCCGCACGCATGGTCAATTACGGGGAAGTGGCCAAGATCAAACGTCTTGGACTGACTCCAAAAGCCCCATGGATTGCCGCAGAGGGACAATTGGACGGTCATCCGGAATGGGAGACAGCCAACCGCATTGCGCATCCCGCACTGATTTACAAGCCAGTGACAATTACCACTTCCCAGGGAGAAATTCCGCTACCCCCGCCGCAGAGACAGCAGCCAGCGCAACTCGAAGCCGGCTTTGCCGAGTTTACTGAGGGCATGCGCTCGAATTTGCTAGGGGTAGCGGGCATGCAGAATGATCCGGGGCAGGATCAGCGCGGTCAAGTAGTGTCTGGCATTGCTCAGCAGCGCCGGGATAAGACTTCCGACCAAGCGCATTTCCAGTACTACGACAATCAGACCCTGATGATTGCTCAGGTATGGCGGATTATCCTTCAGTACGCACCGGTCGTATATATCGAACCGGGAAGAATGCAGCGCCTCATTGGTGAGGACGGTGTGCCGAAAATGGCGCAGTTGAATGCTGTCGATCCAAACGATCCGGAAAAGAAGATCAAAAATGACGTATCCGTGGGTCGATACGATGTGGTGATGGATACCGGTCCTGGATACGAGACTAAACGCGAGGAAGGCTCAGAGACGCTGGTCAATCTACTGCAGGTCGGCCCGCTGGCGGAACTGATCGCAAAGATCGGGGCGGATCTGGTGTTCAGATCGCTGGATCATCCCTACATGCAGGAGTTGGCCGATCGTATCCAGGCGATGACTCCAGAGGGACTGAAGCAAATCATGGAGCAGTTGCCTGCTCGAGCGAAGGCGGTTGTGCAGTCCCTGGCGAACGAGAACGCGCAACTCAAACAGCAGTTGCAGGCGGCTCAAACCGGAATCACCAAGGCTCACTTGGATGCCACCGTCAAAGCGCATGATGTCGAAGAGACCAACAAGACCAAACGCGAAGATACGGCCAGCCGCGAGCGTACCGCTTTGGCAATAGAAGTCATGCGCTCGCATACCACGCTGGCCAAGGAAGAGATTGCTGCGGGCGGCAAGATTCTGGATACGCATGCGCAGGCCGGTCACGATGCTGCCGCGGCAGAACGCATGATAAAAGCTGGCGAGAGAGCTGAAACCAATGGGAGCGGTCAATGACGACAGTAGTAGTGGATCAGGGGGATATCGAGAAGATTCTGAAGGAGGCTGAGGTCGGGATCGTGCCTGATGTGCCAGATCCGCGCTCCCAGAATCTTACGAAGAAGCCGGAAGTAAAGACCGAGGCGGTAACGCAAGAGAAACCGCCAGAAAAAGATGCGCCAAAGGCCGACGGCGAAGATCCGGATGATATCGAGGGCGATGATGGACTCACCCCGCGTCAGAAGCGCGAATATACGGCGGCAATGCTCAAGAGTCTGGCGAAGAAGCATGCCAAGCAGAAGTCAGCCGAAGAGTTTGCGACCGATCAGTACAATACTCGCCGATTGGCCGAAGAGCGCGCCCAGCAGTTGCAGGCGGAAGTGGAGCGATTGCAGAAAGCTCAGATTCGTGTCGAGCCGGTAAAGGAAGTCAAGGCCCCGGTTCGCTCAGATTTCGAAAGCGACGAGAAGTTTGCCGAGGCCGTGATTGATTACCGGGTTGATCAAAAACTCAAGGCTCAGCAGGCCGAAGAGCAGAAAAGACTTGAGAGTGAACAGCGCGCCAAAGTGCTTGAGACCGCTCGCTCGCGCATAGCAACGGCGTTGGAACTGGTTCCAGACTTCAAGCAAGTGACCGAATCAGCTGATTTCGAGGTTCCTTCCTATATTGCTAACTACATGCAGGAGTCAGAGCTATTCGCGGAGATTGGCTATCACCTAGCCAAGCATCCGGAAGAACTGCAGAAACTGCAGAAAATGCGTCCCGATCGGGCGCTAGTTGAAATTGGTAAAATTGAGAGTAAGCTGACGCCATTCGTCAAGTCAGACAAGACTGAAACGAAAGTCGAAAGCGGTAACGGCACCGAAAAGCCGAAGTCCTCAAACGGCGATAAGCCGAGCACTGAAGCGCAAGCTTCTGATACGGGTAAATCCCCGAGTAAGCCCCGAGCCGCGGTGATCAAACCGCTGACGACAGGCAGCGCTAATCAGGTCGAAAAGCCGCATTCCGAGATGAACGCTCAGGAGGCGCTGGAGGCCTGGCAAGCCAAGCGCGGAGTAAACCTGACGCGGCGTCAAAGACACTGAAAGGCTCAGGTGACACTTATGTGCGCTTTGAGGACTAGCAGTGCCAAACACTCTTTTGACGATCAGCGATATCACCAATCGCACCCTTCCGGTACTCGCAAACGAGTGCATTCTTACCGATAAGTTCAATCGGCAGTACGACAAGGAATTCGGCCAGAAAGGCTACAAGATCGGCGGCACGGCGAACATTCGCCGCCCGATCCGGGTGTTGGGCACCTTCGGACCCGCACTGAATGTCGAGCCGGCCACCGAGACCTATTCGACGGTCTCGATTCTTTATCAGTTTCACACCGATCTGCAGTTCAACACCATCAACCAGGTGTTGGATATCGATGACTATGAAGCGCGTTTCATCCTTCCCTGCGCGAAAGCGGTTGCCAATCGCATGGATTCGGATGGTGCGTACTTCGCTTATCAGAACACTGCCAATCAGGGCGGCGTATTTGGTACTTCTCCGACTCAGTTTCTGACCTTTGCCCTGGCCAAGGCAGTGCTGGTGAATGAGGGGTTGCCACGCGGACGTATTCCGACAGTGGTGCTTGATCCAGTATCCAATGCCTATATGGCTGATGCGCTGAAGGGCTTGTTCAACCCCCAGGTGGATATCAGCAAGATCTATGAGACCGGAATGGTTGCTGCAAAAACAGCGGGCTTTGACTGGTTTGAAGATCCGAACATCCCGACGTTCACCACGGGCTCGTTACTGGGCACTCCAGTGCTGGCGGGTGCGACTTCTCCGACTGGAGGCACGGCTCTGCTGACTTCCGGCTGGGCCAATAGCGGCACTTTTGAGATCTCCGGACTTACCGGTACCAGTGCCGGTGTATTCGTTGGCGACACCCTGCAGGTGCTGGGCGTCTATCCGGTCAATCCTCAGAACCGCGGGCAGTACGGTAAGACTCTCAAGCAGTTTGTCGTGTTGCCTCCTGGCGGATATGCCCAGATGGTCGGCGTCGCCGCCCCTGGTGGTCCTCAGTTCGCCGCAGCCACATTGACGCACGGCACTTTCAATGCCACGACCGGCCTTTACACGGCCAATGGCAGCGGTCTGCTCACAGTGACAGTGGCGGAATGCCTGATCTCAGGCGGTCAGTTCCAGAACGTCTCATCGGCTCCAGTATCCCCTTACACCATCACGGTCAATGGAGGAGCTGCGCTGTCCACGGCAAGTCCTCAGGGCCTGGCGTTTGATCGCGACGCCTACGCGATGGCGGTGGTGGATCTGCCGATGCCGCCTGAGGGTACGGGAGCGATGGTCTCTCGCGCCTATGACGAGGATCTGGGCATCTCGATTCGCGTCCTGACGGCATACACGGTCAATAACGATGCCTGTCCGCAGCGCCTGGACGTGGCCTACGGCTTCGGATCGTTGTATCGCTCACTTGGCTATCGCATCGCCGGCTGAGGTAATAGAAACATGGTTTCAGTGACAAATGTCGATGGCTCAAATCCAGGACCGAATACCGTATCCCTTCCGGATACCGTGCAGATGCCCACAGGCAATCTGTGGAAAGTCGGTGTGTTCTCGGTCACGCTCTCCCCGGTTTCCGTAGGGGTTACCACAACCACCGAGCAGACCTTTGCCGCGACCGGTATCGGACTGCTGACGACCGATCTGGTGCTGGTGCAAAAACCTACCAGTCAGGCAGGTTTGGGTATCGTGGGATCTCGCGTCTCAGCCGCAGACACTCTGGCAATCAATTTCGTGAACATGAGCGCGGCGACGATTACTCCCACGGCATCCGAGGTCTATAAGGTCGGAGTCTTTCGCATCCAGCCGAACTGGTCCGCGCCTTCGACGGGTAACCAGATTGACTGGTAAGCACACGGTTCTGTTCGCGACGCCGACATTCGACAAGTCGGTGTCGGTGGATTATCACACCTCGATGATCTCGAGCGTTTCTGTATGTGTGAAGCACGGGATTGGCTTCGGATACGAGATCATTGCCGGCAATGCCTTCATCGATCTTGCCAGAAATGCTCTCGTGCAGACTTTTCTTGCCGGTGACTACACCGATTTGATCTTCATCGATGCCGATCAGGGCTGGGATGCCAAGGTCATTCCGCGGATCGTGAACGATGAGCATGGTGTGGTTGTGGCACTGCCGCCGAAGAAGACCCAGGAACCCTCGTTTCATTCCAACGCCATGACCGGCGTGATTGAGAACGGGATGTTCCAGTCGCTTGAAGGCGGGTGCGGCTTCATGCGCATCAAGCGCGAAGTATTCGCGCAGATGGATGATGCGTTTCCAGAACTTGAAGCTTTGAGACAGCAGCAATTCGGCTGGCCGGATACTCCTTACTTTCAGAACGGGAATACCAAGTACGGAAGATTAGGCGAGGACATCTTTTTCTGTCGCCAGGTCTGTGCGATGGGTGAATACGTGTGGATTGATGCGGATGTGGATTTTACCCACCGCGGGAGCAAGCTCTGGCGCGGTAATTTCTATGAGCATTGCGTGAAGACGGGTCTGTTGAAACAGGAAAAGGCCGCATGACATTACCGATCGGGCATACCTATGGTGTCTTTGCGGGCAATGTGCCGTTTCAGGCCGGCGATTACTTCCTTGAGTCGGCCCAGGACAATATCACTGCCACTGCAGGTGGTGGGCAGACTGCGGCTTTCCAGATCACCTGTCAGACCTCGCGCATTACTACGGTCGCCACGATTGGCGACAGCGTCATGCTGCCGCCGTCGGCTCCAGGACTCGAATTGCTAGTGGTCAATCATGGCTCCAATGCGATGGGCGTCTATGGTGCCGGTACGGACACGATCGATGATCAGGCCACTGCCACCGGCGTGCAGCAGATGGCTAATTCGATGGTCATCTATACCTGCGCGACGGCAGGTAAATGGTATTCGGAAGGGCTCGCAACAGGCTACGCAAAAGCTCTGAACCTGCAGACATTTTCCTACACCACGATTGCGGCGAATGTCGGTGGTACGCAGGGCACAGGTACTCCTATCACGGCGATGTTGAATAACATCACAGCGGCCGGTGCTTCTTACTCGGTTACGCTGCCTGCTTCCGCGCCTGGATTAGAGATCACGGTTCACAACATCAGCTCTCAGACGGTGCTGGTGTTTCCGAATGCTGGAGGGACAACCACAGAGGTAATCAATGCTCTGTCGGCAAATGCATCGATTTCGATGTCAACCAATACTTCGACGGTCTTTACCTGCGTAGTGGCCGGTCAATGGTATACGGTTCCGCGAGTACCGAGCTGATGGCAGTTGTTCGCGGTACTCGCTCGAATACGATCTTCATGGGCCTGTCATCGGACACCAAGCCCGTGGGAGATATCGAGCTTTCAGCGCAGTTCTATGAGTACGACACCGGCAAGACCTATATCTGGACCGGAGGTATTGTGCCTCCCGCGGCAGGTTGGGTCGAATATCTGCCGCTGTATCCGCAGCCGTTCGATAGTGCAAGCGTTTTAAGATAGGAGAGGGTACATGCTGTTACAAGCACTCACTGGTCCGCAGAATAATCCGGACGGCGCTTCCGGTATCGCCGTTCGTGGTGGCAAACAGGGAGAAATGTCTGTCTCCGAACTGCATGGGCGCTACTACGAGCAGACCTATCGGCAGAACATGTTCAGCGTGCAGGGCGTGGCGACGACCACGACTGCGGCCAATGCTGCGACATTCACCGGTCTGGCAGTTGGTAACCCGCTTGGCTCCGGTTACAACCTCGTGGTCAACAAAATCACGATCAACCAAGTCGCAGCTCTTACCGCCTCGACCAATATCGGCATAATGTATGGTCCTTCGACTGCGCCGATCACTGCCAGCCTGACAACGATCAACAACAAATTTGCCGGGGGTCGTTCCTCGATCGCGGTGGCTACTGCCGGACAGACCATCACCGCGCCCACGAGCTGGATTCTGCTGGGTGGCGGGGGCTCGGGTGCGATGACAGTTCCCGGGATCATTCCACCCTTATATGCCGATCTTGAGGGCAGTTTGATCATCGGTCCCGGCTTCTTCTTCGCCAGTTATACCGGATTGGTCACTACCACGGCCCTCCTGTTCTATTTCCAGTGGGAAGAAGTGCCGATCTGATCTTACCTAATGCGCTGGAGATAGCGTGAATGCTTATCCAGTTGCATTGCGCCTGCCCAACGGGCAACTCATTGAAGGCGAAGTGGTCACAGATATGACCATTCCAGCCGCTATTTTCGCTAACGGCCTTCTGGCTCAAGTCAACGGTTTCATCTATACCGGGGCCGTACCTACTGGTCCTCCGTGGACTTCGAATATTCCCAATGCACTGAATCAGACCGGTGCGCTGGCGATAAATCTGACGACCTATAATCCGACTGCCACCAGTTTTAGCATTGCCTTTACCGGCTCTCACGCGGGTTGGACCTTTGATGGCACGCATACCGTCAACTATGACGGTTCGACCGTCAATGGCGCATCGTTCACGTTTCAGGCGACCGGAACGCTGTCCGGGTTCTCAACGCAAAGCAATGTCGTGACATGTCAGGGCGCCGGCTCAGGATCTACCGATACGACGGCGCCCACGATTCCGCTGAATGTCGCGGCATCATTGATTACTCAGACAACGGCAACGCTGTCTTGGAATCAATCCACTGACAATCAGCCTCCTGCCACTACCGCAAGCAATCTCGGGAACTACACGGTTCATGTGAAGACTGGCGGCTCCGATATCTCGGGCTCGCCTTTTTCGGTATCTCCTGGTGGAACGCAGGTCATTCCCAGCTGGACAGTGATGGATCGCGGGACGCAGACCAGTTCCATTGTTCAGGGCACGGGCTCAAGCGGTAACGATCTTCAGATCACCACGACTGCCACCGATGCCGCATTTCCGACCAGCGTCGCCTCGGGGGGTGGAGGCTTTCAGGTCAATGCCGCAGGTCTTGCCCTGTTGGTGTTCAGCTGCGAGATCGATGCGTTCACCTCGACCAATGCGTTCGACAATATCGGGCTTGAAATCAGTTCCAGCCTTGCGGTCAATGCTCAGCAGGTCGCGATCCGTATCACGCCGACCAATGGATCATCGCCGGATGTTCTGAGCCAGTACGTGCCTTCCAATGGCGGCTCCCTCACAGCCATTTCCACGGTCTCAAATCCGGGACTGCCGATCAGGCTATTCATCACATTTGCCCCTGCCACGAATACCTATGCGTTCTTCTGGAGCAACAGCGGCAATGTACTGAATGCTCTGGGGTCAGTGGTCGTAGCGATGGGCGCCACGCTTTTGCTTCGTGCGGTGGGGAACAATCAGAATCCTGGGTCGATTACCGCAACACTGAAGCAGTTGACTGTATCGACGCTGCCACAAGCATCACTTGCACTCACTGGCTTGACGGTCAACACGACCTACTCCGTGACTTCGCTCACCGCGCAGGATCTCAACGGAACACCCAATGTCAGCGCCTCGGCCGCCGCTGTTACATTCACGACTGCCGCCGCAGGGCCGGTGTTTCCAATCATTGGCGTGCAGTTCATTTCCGGAAATCAGTTCTTCCCGCCAGGTACGGCCAATGCGAACGACATCGCGGCTTCCCAATTTCAATGGATCGAACTCGGCGGAGATTTCGATAGCTGGCCGTCAGGTTCGACTCGTACCAGACAGGCAGTGGTGACATCTCTCAAGGGGCAAAGCGGCCTGGGCGGTAAGAACGCCGTGGTGCCGCAGGTGTTTCAGTACTGCTATGCGCTCGACATGAACCCGAGCGCTCCGGAGTACGTGGAGTGGTATAACATCTGCAACTCGAATAACTGGTGGTGCTATGAGGCCGGAAGCTCTGGCACGAAACTGCCAGGTGTGCGTTTTAACGGCTCTCCGGCCACCATCAGCGTGAATCCCGCGCACGTCGTTGGCACCGACACCACCGGTGCTTATCCTGGCCTGTACCCGTTCCAGGTGTTCGCCGCGATGATGTACAAGCGCTTCATCTTAGGAACGCTCGGTACCGCAGGCAACGCCGCAGCATCGCTGGACGGCATCCTGGTGGACAACATGTCGGTGCGCAATCAGGGCCTGGGGGCCACTGGAGACTGGCTTCGCACCGGCACCGCGCAGAGCAACACCGATCCAACAGCCATTGCCGCCTGCACATTGGGCAAAGCTGATCTTGCCTACTTCAGCACTCTGTCGGGCAAGCTGACCTGCATCAATACGCAGGCTGCGGCCGATACAGCCCCTTCTGGTCAGGGCGGCTCGGGGCTGAACGGCAACAATCTCAAAGGTGTCTTCAGCTATCCGATGCAACAGTTCGTTGGATCTACCAAGACATCGCCCAACAATAGCGAGCAAAATGCGGCCGTATTGAACTGGGGAGGGCAAGCCCTGGGTATGGACTGGATACAGATTATGGCGGGCTTCGCCAAGTCTGGTTCCGCTGGCGTGTGTAGCTGCGCCATCAATACCGGGACGACTGATGCCGCAGTGATTCGCAATTTTCTCACCGCGATGCTGATGACCAATCAGCCGGCAATGTTCGGCACGCAGTTCGGGGATAGTTGCGATTATTCCGCTCCGGCGAACCTGCCGACAGCCGATGAGTTTTGGGGCGCATCTTTATCGCTCGCCGGCTATTTGGGGGCTCAGGCTTCAAGCTCACAGGGCAACCCTCAGACAGTACCGACCATCACCGCTGGCGGGGATTCTTCGGCCATGGTGTGGTGTCGGGATTTTGCCAACGGTACGGCCTATTGGAATCCGACTTCGGTTTCAAAGACGATCACGCTGCTGCGCAGCCAATACCGTTTGAACGGTAGCTCGAGCGTCAATACCGGAGGCGGGGCGATCACGACACTGACGATCGCGGCTAAGGACGGGCAAATCATGATGGACAGTAAGCCGCCATGAGTATCAGTGTCGTACAGCACACCTCGACGACGACGTTTCACTCATTGACGCAGAGTGCGACGCTGAGTGGCGTGACAGCCGGCAATGCAATCATTGCGGTATCTGGGCATGTAGATTCGGCCGGTACAGGACCGACATTCGTGATTTCGGATGGGCAAGGAACCTATACCAATGACGCCTATGTCAATCTGGCTGGTTTCATTCAAGCAGTGATTGGAAGCCTATTCAATGCGAATGCCGGTTCGCATACGGTCAGTTGCGTTGCCCAAAGTGGAGCGGCTGGTAATTCAACCGGCGAGATCGCGCTGCTGGAAGTTTCAGGTATAGGCGTGTTGGATGAGAAAAATACGGCAACCAGCACCAATACGACCCCATCGATCGCATTGACTGGCAATATCGCTACCGTCAATGAACTGATTGTGTGTATCACCAACGCCAACACGACGCTTGCTGGCGCCACGGCTCCTCCCACGGCAAGCGGAACGAGTCAGAGCTGGGTTAGTTTATTCAGTCAATTGACCGGAGCGAGCAGCGTCTTTGCCGATCTCGATTATTTGATCAACACGTCAGGCACAGGAACGGTCGGTGCGGCGTGGGGGACGCTGAGTTCATCGGCCGACTGTTCGATGGCAATCGCGGCTTACAAGCCATCTGGTAACAAACTGCTACTGTTGAGCTAAAACTATGTCATGGCAAATCGATATCAAGACAGCTGGAAATACCGGTAAGCATGTCGATATACAGTTACTCCAGAACGCAGGATCTACAGCAGCAGGGGATCCAATATTAGGACTTGCTTACAACACTAGCAATCTGACTTGCTACAAGCGCATTGGAGCCACAGGCGCTGTGACTGCGGTTAGTCTGGTGACGCAAACGGTTACAGGAGCACACTCTGACGGCGGCTTTGTCAAACTGGACGATACACATTGTCCTGGGGGTTATCGTTTCGATATTCCGGATGCTGATCTAGCTACAGCCCAGGAAATCAATTATTGGTTTGCTGGAGCTGCTGCAGGCACTGCGGGCACCTTGGAGCCGCATCACCTTAAGATCATCGTGACGGCTGTGGATCTATTCACTGCTGGAGGGGGAGTCCTGACCACGCAGATGACTGAGAGTTATGCGGCGACTACAGTCGTACCGACTGCCGCACAAGCTTTGCAGATGATCCTTCAATCCCTATTGGGATTCTCTGGCTCCGGTACGACGCTGACGGTCTACAAACGCGACAATGCTACACAGGCCATGGTCGGTACCTGGGACAGTTCCTCGAACGCCACGACCCTGAAACAGACGACGTAGATGTCTCTCAACAGCATAGTTCATCGAGGCTATGACGGCGGGACGCTCGATACAGTAGTTCGCCGCGGGTATGCCGCTTACACCGGCCTGCCGCAACCTCCTGCCAGCGGCTATCAGTATGAAACCTGTACATCGGCTACGTGGACTGGAACCTCGCTATCGCAAGGATCAGTCCCGGCAGTAGCGGTCGGAGATGTATTCATCGGGCGGTTGGTGACATCGCCCTCATCGTTCCCGATCACGATCAATGGCGACGGCACGCTGGATGAGAACGCGGGCGGAAACACGTCTCGCCAGTCGCTTCAGTATGCGATCTATCGTGTGGCCGGCAACGTCATTGATCCGTCGAATTTCCCGAGCAGCACGGGAATATTTTGGATCAACGAAATTGGCCCCGTATGGAATCAGCCAATCCTATTGCGACTCACGGTCGGAGTGCCGATGAGTGCAATCAATCTGAATGTCTTAAATCCATACGTCTTCTCGCCGGAAGGCGATGCGCTCATATACGCATTGATCGGTTCTTGGTTACCGGCAGGCATAAGCCTGACTGCTGGAGTCATTTCCGGCATTCCAACGACAGCGCAGACAGTTACCGGGCAGATCAATGCCATTGATATTACCGGTACCACGACCACAAGCCCAACCTGCCAATTCACAGTCTCCTCTGGGGCTCCGGTATGGCAGGGAGTCAATATCTTTCCATCACCGATCCCTGTTGGCGTCGGCATCGTGCCGCTGAATCTCAATAGTTACTTCACGGATCTGGCCGGCAATGCCATGACATTCGCGCTTGCCAGCGGTGCATTACCGACCGGACTGAGTCTGTCCGCGAACATGATTGTCGGGACTCCCGATGCTTTGGGCTCTTTCTCATTCGTAATATCAGCCACCGACAATGTGACTGGACTTACTACGAATAGTCCTGTGCAAAGTGCCAGCGTCATTATCGCCATGCTCAATCTTGTCGGCCTGGAATTACAGCAGGCGATTGCGAATCTGCAGAGCGCTGGAATATATGTGCCAGCGCAAATCGGATATTTCGGTAACTTCCCAATCAGCGTAGATTGGGTAAAGTCAAATCAGCAGCCCAATATCGTGCTGACGCAATCGATTGCCTCTGGAACCACGCCGATAATGCCTAATATGCCCATAGCGCTCACGGTCTCGCAGTTCACTTTTGGAGTCAGTTTTCCATGAGCACAGCACTCGATCTGATCAAGGGCGCATTGAGGCGCATCACATCCTATCAGTCAGGCGAGACCATCGCGCAGGCGGATGCTCAAGACTGCCTGGATACGTTCAATGATCTGCTCGATTCGCTTTCAACCGAACACACATCCATTGTCGGCAGCATCGAAAACATCCTGCAGTGGGTGGCATTGAAGAATCAATATCGCATCGGCAATCCGAAGTGTACCGATCTTGGCTTCGCGCCTTTCACTGGAACGATTACCGGGGGTTCCGCGGTAATCACGGGAGTGACCAATATCCCGTCTAATCTGAATGCGGGCTCGACACTCACTGATCTTGCGAACGTTATTCCTGTCGGCACGGTGGTAGCTCCCAATGGCATTGGTGCCACGGCTGTTACCATGAGCGCTAATGCGCTCTCTACGCCTTCGGTCAATCCGGACACGATTACCTATACAGTGCCTGGAGATTTCGCGATACCACGACCATTGCGTATTACCGGAGGGTTCACTCGATTCAGCAACCTTGATTTCACGCTTGATGTCTATGAGACGCAGCAGCAATACACCGATATCCTCTACAAGGCGCAGCCAGGGCCGTGGCCGACTGTCGCCTGGTACAACCCGCAAATGCCTTATGGCATTTTGAATGTCTATCAGACTCCCGGTAACGCGGCGGAACTGCATCTTTATACCGATGCGATCTTAGGCAACTTGACGCTCAGCCAGGTCTTCTTCATGCCGCAGGGCTACAATCGCTGGATTAAATGGCTGCTGGCACGAGAGTTGTGTGCTGAGTACGGATTTCCATTGACGGAGGCGATCAAGACCAACGCCGCTGACGCGGAGAAGAAAATCAAAGCGCTCAATGCCCAACCGGCGATGGTGGCCACTTATGACTATGAATTGAGTCGCGGTAATCGAGGCGATTGGGGCTATATTTTTCATGGGGGTTATCGCTGATGCCGCTGGAGCTATTCGGGGATTTCAGCTTTGTAGGCGGCGAGAATACGACTGCTGATGCCTATCAGGATCGGCAACTGTGCATCAACTGGTATCCGGAAGTTTCTCCCTCTAAAGCCTCCAAAACTGTTACTGCGTTGCTGGGCTGTCCGGGACTTAATCAGTTGACCGGCACGGTCAATGCTCCTTCAAATCTCTGGCCGCAGCCTTCGAGCATTACCAATCTGCCGGCGCGTGGATTGTGGGTGCTGCCAGGCAATACCAGTGCGCTGGCTGTCATAGCAAATACTTGTTATCTGATCAGCATTATAAATTATGGCAGTTCGACGATCACTGGCCAGATATCTCTGACTGCGGTAGGGACGCTTGCCAGCAGTTCAGGCCCGGTAAGCATCAGAGATTTAGGAATACAAGGAGGGGCTGCGATTATTGTGGATGGACCTAACGGCTATTGGTATGTGTTCAATTCCACCAGCACCTTAGGACCAATAGGGACATTTCTCAAAATCATCGATCCCGCATTCTTGGGAGCCAATACGGTTGCTGAAATCGATGGCTGGCTGATTTTCAATCAACCGGCAACCGCGCTCTTCTATACCAATGCGTTGCCTTACGCGACCAGTTTCAATGCATCGCTATTCGCATTGAAGGACGCATCCTCTGATTTTCTGATGGCGGTATGGGAGAGCAAAGAAGAGTTGTGGCTGCCGGGAGAGAGGACAACCGAGATCTGGTACAACGCAGGAGGTCCCTACTTCCCCTTTCAGCGCCTGGTCGGCACACTGCTTCAGGTGGGCTGCAAATCTGCGGCATCGATTGCAAGACTCAGCAGCAACGCACAGGACGGACTCATCTGGTTTGGCCGTTCCGATCGCGGTGAAAACATCATCGTCAAGACAGCAGGTTTCGCAGTACAGGTGGTCTCCACTCCTGCCGTGTCTGATGCGATCGCAAAGTACAGCGTAACCTCTGATGCCATTGGCTATACCTATCAGGAAGACACGCACGAATTCTATGTACTGACTTTCCCAACGGCCGATAGAACTTGGGTATTTGATGCCAGCATGCCGCCAGAACTGGCGTGGCATCAACGCCTATCCTATGACCCTTATGCGCAGCAGTATCATCGGCATCGATCCAATTGCTATATGAATTTCGCCGGCATGCGTGTGGTCGGGGATTACCAGAATGGCAATCTGTATCAGATGACACGATCTGCTTATACCGATGCCGGCTGGCCCATTCGAGCCAAGAGACGCTCGCCCCACATCTGGAACAAGGACAATCGCGAACGGGTCTTCATGGCATCTCTGCAGGTTGATTTTGCGCCGGGCCAGGGGCAGTCATCTGGCTTGGGAGCCAATCCGCAGGCGACGCTGAGAATGTCTCGGGATGGAGGAACTACTTTCGGCCCTGAAAATCAGGCGCCAATGGGAGCCATCGGCCAGTATCAGAATCGCACGATCTGGAGAAAACTGGGGGTGACTCGAGATAGTGTGGCTGAAATCGAGGTTATTGCGCCATGCAATAGAGATATCGTGGGTACCACACTCAAGGCGTTTGGCACATGAGTCTGCTGCCAGGACAGATCATTCCGGCGACCGATCCGATCGGACGGGTCGATAAGCAAGATCCGGAAGGTCGAGTACTCATCGATAAGAACTGGTGGCTTCTTCTGTACAATCTGTGCCAGCAGGTCTTGGGGCTTGGGACTGGCCAGGGATTGCCCGCCAGTGCGTTGCAGGATCTGGCGGCTGCGGATACCGATGCCGCGGATTCTGATGCTATTGCACTGCGGCGCACAATCGATAACCTGAAACTTCAGGTCTTCGACGATCAGCTGACCACTACCGATCCTGCCCTATACAAAGCTCTGCTGCTGGCTCAGGAGCTACTGTTACCTGACCCGCCAGCGCTCGCCCAGCCTGTTGCTGCCATCACCCCTACGGGCTCGGTATTCACCTATACCGCGCCAGCTTGGGGTGTGGTGGTAATCAATGGGGGGGCCGTGACAGTCATTGCCATCAAACGCCAAGGGACAAGCATCACCACCGGGCTTACCGATGCTGTCATACCGCTCGCCAGATTCGATCAGGTGCTGGTGACCTATACCGTGGCGCCCACCATGACCTTCATTCCAGGAAGCATTCAATGAGTATCGTCACCCAGATTCAATTGGTCGCTCCTCAACAATTGGCTGCAACCGATGCGGCGGCATGGTATGTTGCTCCTACACAGACTACGGCGAAGATCGGGCGGGCGGTCTTCTGCAATACCTCTGCGAGCGCAACCACCATCACGGCCGGAATCTCCACCGGCGGGGCACTCGCAGCAGGCACCACATTGATTTCAGCACGAGCCATTGCACCGGGTGAGACCTATGTCTCGCCCGAACTTGCAGGTCAGGTTCTGCCGGCCGGTTCGGCTATTCGCGCTTATGCGGCCAATGCCTCGGATGTCACCTTTGCGGTCTCAGGGCTCACGATCGTATGAGCATGAGTGTCGAGAAGGAGTGTTATAGCCAAGAACTTTTCACGCAGATCCTGCCGCTCGCGCAGAAATGCTGGGATGAGAACACACCGATCAAGGCAAAAACCTGTGCATTCGACGGCGAGCGCGACTTCGCAATCGATCCTGATCTGGAAGTTTACAAGGGACTGGCCAATTCAGGAGCTTTGTTGGTCATCACTTTGCGCGACGCTCAGCGCTTGGTGGGTTATGTTCTGGGCTTCACCTATCGAAGTCCGCATCACCGTCTGATGCTGTGTGGTTACGGTGATTCGATGTATATCGAGCCGCCGCACCGATCCTATTTCGTGGTAATGACCGATCGTTTCGAGCGGGAAATGCGAGAGCGGGGCGTGGCAATCATTGGCTGGCCGGTCAGTCAGCAAGGACCGTTGTATCAGCCGCTCGTGGAACGAGGCTACATCGGCGATGACATCGTGATGGAAAAGCGCTTATGTGCGTAGCGGTTGGCATCATAGGAGCGGCTGCAGTGGGAGCCGTGGGTGCTGGTGTAGCCGGGAGCGAGCAGGCTTCCGGTCAGGAGCAAGCCGCTAAAACTCAAGCCGGCGAACTTGGCAGTATCCAAAAACTGGAGAATCCATTCGTCCAGGCGGGCTACGGTGCCACTAATACTCTGAGTCAAATGCTCTCCCCTGGCGGGTATCTCACACAGCAATTCAGTCCGACTCAGCAGCAGCTGGAAGATTATCCAGGCTATCAGTTTCAGCAGCAGCAAGGACAATTGGCAACTGAGAGTGCGAATACTCCAGGAGTAGGAGCGCTTTCGGGTCCTGCATTGAAGTCTCTGATGTCATTCAATCAGGGTTTGGCTGCCTCCAACTATGGAAATTACTTCAATCAGTTTCAAACGCAGCAGAACAATATCTTCAGTCGCCTGTCCGGACTTGCACAATTGGGAGAGGCCGGCGCCGCGGGAGTCGCCAGCGCTGGCACACAGTTGGGTCAAGGTATCGCGCAGGCGCAAGCAGGGGCTGCAGGCTCGATTGCCGGCGGCATTGTGGGCGCCACAAACTCTGCCGGGAATGCTTTTGGTTACTATGCCGCCAATAGCGGTAGTGGAGGCAATCCCTACAATCTAGGGGGCAGTACTTCTGTTGCGCCCGCAGGGTCTAATCTTACCTACGATCAGTGGGGCAATATCACCGGCAGCGTGCCGATCGCCTCGGGGTCATGATGCCTGATTTCGGCTCACCTATAGCCCAGAATGTGAATGTCGATCCGCTGAAGACATTATCTTCGATGCTTAGCATCAAGCAGCAGCAGCAGGCTTTGCAGTCTGGACAACTGACAATTCAAGGTCAACAGCAATCTCTTCAAGGGCAGAACGCCGAGGTTCAGCAGAAACAGCAGCAGAATAAGGAACTGCAAGCTTTGGCGCAGTTCACCGCTAAAGCCGTCTCAGATCCTGCTTATAAGAATTCTGATGGAACGCCAAATGTTCAAAAATACCAGCAAGACGCGATGGCTGTCGCACCCACTTATGGGCAGGCCTATATTGGCAATGCCACTACTAATTTCAAAGAGGCAATTGCGAATCGCAGCGCGTTGCTGGCATTGAATTCACAGCAGCAGGCTGAACTCGGTCAAGGATTGGCAGCAGTAGCGGCCACTCCTGGAGCCAATCGTGAAGATTTGATGAACGTAGTGCAGCAATTGCGTGCTAAAAATCAAGATCCTGCTTATCAACGCATGATCGATAGCGCTTTATTGAGTTTCCCAAATACGTCTGCAATGCCTGACGATCAGGCTTCCATGGCTTTGCGGCAGCATGCCGGCATGATGGCCCAAGGCGTTGGCGGTCTGGCTCCGCAGTTGCCACAGGGGACAACTAATGCTGCGGGTCAGATCATTAATCGTGCACCGGTGACTGGACAGCTCTCATCGGCGCCAGTGTCTTCAGGAAATTCAGGTATCAATCCTGGATCGCCTCAAGTAGCTGCGGCCACAGCCGCCGGAACTTCGCGTGCGACTGGTATAGCCGGAAGTGATATCGACCGGGCCAATCAGGTCAGTGCGCTTACGCAGCCATCGAAAGCCATGGTGCAATCCACCCAACAGATCGATGCGCTGACGGATCAGATCAGCTCTGGCAAGCTCTCTAAAGTGGTCTCAGAAGCCGCCGCGGCCATGGGATACAAGGGAAGTGATGGAGCCAATACCTATGCGCGCCAGATTCTAAATAAGGATCTGGCGCAGGTTCGCACGCAGTTCTCATCTTCGGCCGGCTCTGATGCCAGGGCCGCTACGATTCTGGGTCAGTTTCCAGATGCCACCTCAGATCCACAGACTATTCATACCGCGATGGACTATGTGCGCGGAGTGGCCAAACAGAATCTCGCGCGCAGCGCTCTGCTGAATTCCTATCGTACCAAGAATCCTGATCTGGCTGGCTTCCAGCACGCAGATGATGCGTTGACCGGCACCGTCGATCCTTTGATGGCGGAATTCAAGTCGCTCAAGACACAGCAGCAGCAAACCGATTTTTACGCACGCAATTTTGGCCAGGACAGAGCGGCCATGTACGACTTTAGAAATAGAGTAGCCGGAGCAAATCATGTCCTTGGACAGTGATACCGATCCGGCGATCGAAGCTGTCTTCTCAGGAGTTCCTGCGCAGAGTTCGCCAGCCCCGAGCGTTGAACCAGATCCGGCGATTGAGGCCGTGTTTACTCAATCGCAGCCCAAAGGTTCGATGGTGCCGTTGGGCACCAAAATGCCGGATGGCAGCAAATATACCGGTGAACCATATCAGGATGCGATCTTGAGGGCCATGAATCCGAATCAGGGACCGGATAGCCCCTTGGGAGCAGTCGCAGGAAATTTAACGATGGGAGCGGCCGGATTACTCGGTCGTATCGGCTCTGGCTATCGTGGCATTGCGGATCTGGTTACGAAAGGACCCGAGGCGGCAGCAGAAGGCATCGAAAATACCCGCAAGATCGGATACGACGCCGGTCCTAATGCTTCTGCACCTACCGCTATTGCTGATGCTGCAATGAAGCAACCAGCAAATCCATTGAACTGGCCTTCAAAGGCTTTCGATATAGCTGGTAAGGGAGTGGAATTGGGTTTGAATGCCTTCCCTGCCATCGCACAGCCTGTAGGAGAGGCCGTACGGGAGGCCGGTCCTCTTACCCTAGGGTTACTCGCCAAAGGCTCTAATGAGAGCGCCATAGAGCCTGCGATTGAGGATGCTGACACTCCGACGACGGTATTGCATCCACTGGCTGGTGCGGCGGCAGAGGAGACGCAGCGTTTAGCCGCATTACGGGCTAGAGGTGAGGAGGCAGGCTTGACGCTGCCTGAAGGTGGAACTCCTGCGCAGCATGCCGCCGCGGCTGTCAATAATCGTCCTGTCTACAATTCAATGGTTAGGGAGGAATTGCAGCTACCGGAAAATGCGCCTCTCACACCACAAATGCTCGATAAGGCCAGGGCGACGTATGCATCGCCTGCTTATGAGGCCATCAAGGCAGTTCCTGAGATTAAACTAGATCCAGCCTACCACTCAGAAATAGAGCAATTGGATGTGGATGGGATCAAAGCCAAATATCAGCCTCCTAGCGGGGACACGATGTCGGGCGCTCGGGCGGTTGAGCTGAGCAAGAATCTTCGTTTCAGGGCTAATCAATATGACCGACAAGCCACTATTAGCGGTTCTCCGGAAGCTTCAGATTTGGCCGAAGTACACAGGGATGCAGCTCAGGCCGTAGAGGATGCTGTTCAAAGACATTTGGAAAATAACGGACAAGGATCATTAGCCGATGATTGGGATAGCGCGCGCATCTATACGGCCAAGACCTATAGCGTTCAAAACGCATTGGACGGAGCTGGAAACGTCAAGGTACCAGCTCTCAAATCTCAGCTATTGAAGGGGCGTCCATTGTCAGGGAACCTGGAAGTTTTAGGCAATCTCGGTGCCCAGTATCCGAAAGCTTTTGCGTTGACTCAGGAGAGCGCTCCAAGGGTAAGTTTCGCGCGAGAGGCGGCAGCAAAATTAACTGAAATGGCAGCTACTGGAGGTGGCGCATTACTTGGATCTGGGCTAGGACCGGTTGGAGCAGCAACCGGAGCCACTGTTGGAGGACTCGGAGGGACGAGATTAGCGGAAATGATGCGAGGCAATCAATGATTCTTATACCAAAAATTGATCATATGTGCCACGAACATACCGATCAAAGCTGCGATAAAGATTGCCATGCGGGAATTATACCATGGTAGCTGTCGTTGCATGTCCGTTAGTTGTGGCCCAATTCTTCGATAATACCGGAGCTCCAGCCAGTGGCGGATCACTGCTGACGACAGTCGGAGGAGCAAACTTTCCCACCTATTCTGATTCTGCAGGCGCTACACCGCTGCCGAATCCAATTCCGTTGAATAGCCGCGGCGAAGTCTCTACCGCTGCAGGTGCGAGTGCGCAACTTTTCCTGGCTGCCAATACGGTCTATACATTCACGCTATTGGACAAGAATGGCAATCAGCTTTGGAATGAGCCGTATATTAATGGTATTCAGCTAACGAGCACACAGATCGCAGCAGCTCTGTATCCTCAGACTATCCATGAGACAGGCTTGACGATTGTCAATGGGATCTATCCTCCAGGTGTGCCGGAACGTTACGCCACTAATGCGGTTCCTGGCACAACGGATATGACCGCGGCGATTCAGGCTGCTGTCACTCAGCAATTAGCCGGAGGAGCTGCAGTTCAATTGCTAGGCGGATATCTTGTCAGTGCAACTTGCATTCAATCCGCTGCCAGTCAGCAAATGCTTGTGGTTAGAGGAGTGGCCGGAGTTTCTTATATCGTCAATGTGGCTCCCTCTAGTAATCCGACTGTTTTGCTAACTGATCATCAGAATTTCGACTTGAGGGACTTCGTGCTGATAGGTCGTTCCGCTTATCCTAATCGTGGCATTGATTTGACCAGTGCCAGCGGCGGCCAGCGAACCGGGTATGGACTCATAAGCAATGTTGCCTGTTATACGAATGGCACAGGAATTCATATTGCCGGTGCTAATGATATCGTCATTAGATCCTGTAGTTATTGGCCCGGTGGAGAAGCAGCGGTTCCGGGTTCTCCTTCTTTCAATACTAGCGGTGGAAATCCGGTCAATCTATTTGGCGGTATCTTATCCGATTGTATCGGAGTAGACGGGATCTACAATCCAGGCTCAGTCAATCTCATCAAGATTTACGATTTTAACTGCGGACAATGCAACACGATTTCCGGAGGAGGAGCAGCCATAAAAATAGATGGCAGTCTGGCATCTGGAGGTCCGAATGCAGGCGCACAATTGCCATTCACTGCGTGGACGCTAGATGGAATGGATAGCGGCACATGTGCACGTGCCTTATGGGTGCGTAACGCGATTATCTCAAAATTCCGTCCGACCTATTGCACGGCTGAAGTTCGTATCGATCAAGCCAGTGCCAATTGTGTCATTGAGAACTTATATGGCTCGACCGTTGTTGTGGATGGCACGCAGTCGCTAGGCGGATGCAAGGGAATCGAGTTCAATGGTTGCGAGGCCTCTACCATCACGGCGGATGCCGCCAATAGTAATAGCATTCACAGAAACTGCTTCTGGTTTGCCGCGGCCGGAGCTGGGGATCTTGATCTATCAATAGGCAAGATGGTGCTCAATGGCCAGCTCACATCTGTACCTTTGGCTGATCAGATAGGCGGCAATGGGCTTTGTGTGGGGCAGAGCACAGGCACGCCTACGGTACTATCTAACAATTCTGTGATTACCCCAGCCGGAGGAGTGTTTCAGCGCTTCACGTCCTCGGGTGCTGTTACGGGACTGTCGATCACGGCTCCAAACGTCAATTCAGGCTTATTCGGTCGTATGCTGGTGATCGGAAATCTCAATAGCAGCGGCAGCTTTACCTTCGCTGCGGCTCCGGGTAGTAACGTGGCCAATGGTACTGGATGCGTCATAGGGCCTAATACGCAGAAGCTATTTTTCTGGGATAAGGTCAATTCGATTTATTACCCTTCGAGCACGGTATGACAGGCACGAAGCATGGACCCAGAACGCCACCGGCCGGATGATCCAGGAGAATACGACGAATACATCCGGCGGGTGGCACGGGGAGCGATTGTCGGTGATGGAAATATATTTAATGGTTCGACGAAGTTCATCAATGCGATGTTATCCGTGTTATGCGCGCTCACGAGCGCGGGGATCATCGGTCTGATTCTCATGTACGGGAGACTATCAGCGGTGGAAACCAAAGTTGATCTATTGATCTCGGGGCACGTCAAGTGAGCGAGGAAGGCCTACCGCATCGGAACATGGCTACCCAGTCGCCTGACACAACCAGTGTCATCAACGACACTAAGGGCGGACCCGCACTGACCAATATCATCTCGCTGGTGAAAGGCAATCCAGCGATGACGATCGCGCTAGTCGCGATGGGCATGGTGATGGTGGTGTTCTTCATCGCATGGTACGGCGAACGAGAGGGCCGCTTGGCTCAGTATGCTTCGGCCACGCAGTCAGAGGACTTGTCTGATACCAAGGCTAGACTTTCGGCAGCCGAACGCGAACTCGGAGAGTTGCGACAACGTGCCTTATTTCATGAGGAGTGCAGAAAATGACTTCAACCGGACCAGGTGGAGTGATCATCATCGGCGATGAGGCGGTAACGAAGGTCAAGCTCAACCGAGAGTCGGTCAATCCTAAGATGCTCGACACGCTTGACAAGATCATCGAACAGTACGAGGACAACGAATCCACGATCACTGCTCAGCAGCAGGCGTTCTTCTTCAACTGCGTGATGCAGATCGTGTACGTCACAACGCCATGACAGAGCACCTTCATCGCCTGATTGACTCTGGCGCTCCTCAGCCACAAATCAATGAGCGTATTGTCGCTGTCATGGAACACGACAGATCGGAGGTGGCTGACGTGCGAGGAATTATAGAGCGCATAGGAAGCGATCACGAGAACCGCATTCGATATGTCGAGCGAACGCTGGCATGGGGGCTTGGCATCATGGGCGGAATCGGTGCGATCGTGGGGCTGGTAGTGACTCTGATCAAGGTGTTCAAATGACTTTGCGCGAACAGCAGTCGCTTTTCGTCACTCTAATAGCGCAGTTCATCGACTGGGTGTACGAGCAAGGGTATGAGCTGACCTTCAGCGAAGCATGGCGCTCGCCCGAGGAAGCCGCGGCGCAGGCCGCGAAAGGCGCCGGGGTCACCAATTCGCTGCACACGCAGCGGCTAGCCATAGACCTCAATCTCTTTAAGGATGGCGTCCTATTGACTAGCGTGTCAGACTATGAGCCGTTGGGAACGCAGTGGAAATCGATGCATCCGTTAGCTAGGTGGGGTGGAGACTTCTCCCGCCCCGATGCCGATCACTTTTCACTCACGTACGGAGGGGTTGAGTGAACGCTCCTGATCCAGCCATGCCAGCCAACTTCGGCCTGAAGTACATCTTCTGGGTGTCTTGGCGCTGGTGTTTCTACAACCCGTTGACGATTCTGCTGACGTTGCAGGGCATATTATTCCAGTTGGCACTAGACTATCCGGTCGTGCACTGGCTCGGCACCGCGGCCACGATAAGTGGCGTGGTCATCGCCCAAATCCGCAATCGCGGAAAAGATTATTCAGTCCCGATCCTTCAACCCAAGACCTAGGAGAGCAACAAATGAGCACACCGACACCGACCACAGCCGCACCGAGTCCAGCACTGGTCGCAGCATCCCCGTATCTGAAGCAGGCCATCGCTGACCTCAAGGCTTGCGTGAACACGATCCTGACCGGCGATCCGGCGCAGATCGGACTGCGCGCCGGCCCTGCCGTGACCATTTTCGTCAATCAAGTCGTGCTACTTGAGCCAGGAATCCTGGCAGCCGAGGAAGGCATCGTGCAGAGCGACATCAACAGCAAACTGGATGCACTGAGCGCAAAGCTGCCGTGATCCTGTCGCTGTGCTTCTTCCGCGGGACTTCGCTTTCATCCCGCGCGATTGAGTGGATTTCAGCCGGTGTGTATTCCCACGTAGCCGCTGTCTGGACACCAGACGAATACCTGGACTCCTACGAGAAGAAGGTCGGCGATATCCCGCCTGGGGTCGCGATACGGCCAATGCGCGTCGAGGCGACACCACATAACCTGATGAGCCTTGAGGTCAGCGCTCAGCGGTACGCCGCTTGGCAGACGTTCCTGCAGGTTCAGCTCGGAAAGCCCTACGACTGGCCGGCTATCTTCGGCTTCGGGCTGGGACGAAACTGGCGTGAGCCCGATAGCTGGTTCTGCTCAGAATTGCAGGCCGCGGCTTTGGAGCAGGCTGGGATCTGTGGGTGCCTGCCGGCCCCAAATAACAAAATAACTCCTACGGCATTGGCTAATATCTTCGGTGCGATCGGGGCCAAGTGAGTCGCCGCGGCCGGCATATCGCAGAGAAGTGGAAACCGCCTGATAGCTTATTGCCGCAACGCGAAAGACTCCCCTACGTGTGGCGTCCAAAGCCAGGATCGATCGTCGAGGCTGATGACGTGCGGGAAAGACTCGCCGGTCAGCTACTCAGTCTTCTCGGGAAGTGGCGAGAGCGACTGAGCTGAGTTTGGTTCGGAAGATGATGCACCAAGCATGATCAGCGCGTGCGTAGGTAGTGCCTCTCCGGTGTGATCCCATTCGCGCAAGCAATCCAGCATCTTGAGTTTCCACTCATCGAGTCGCTCGATCTCGTCGGCGGCTTCATTAAGCACCGCTTTTACCTCTGACTTGATATTTTGCCCGTGGCACCAATCTGCCCATGATCTCAAATTGTCCGGGTTCACCTTCTTTGTCAAACCTGTATCAGCCATTGTGTCCTCCGCGCTCTCGATCCTGGTGCACCCAAATTACGAGGCCTGGATTCTCTTCGCGCTTCGGCTTGCAACGGCAATGTCTACTGATGGAGTGCTTGCCAATGCGAAAGCCATTTTCGTCGCACGGTATGACGTGCCGCTCCGTCTCGAATGCAACCGACCCATCGATGTATCCCCAGTGGCTCATAAGTGCGGGTTTGAGTTAGTAGCCGATCAATTTATGAGCGCGAGTTACGGCCGGATGGTCACCTTCCGGGTACTCGTTCATCGCCACTGGGATCAGATCCCGTAGGGCCGTACGCAACTCGTCCCTTTGGCAATAGCCGCATTCGTCAACGTGATCGTGAGCGGCCCCGCAGACTTCACGCGATTCTAGGAAGGTTACTCTTGCGTTGAGGTCTAGAATTTCCTGGCGTAGTCGCTCTATCTGGTCAGCTGCATCCCGGTACCGGCCTATCGCCACGACCGGATACTTGGCGCGCGACCATTCAATCGAGTCCTCGCGCATCTGCTTTGGCGTGCGATCACTCATCCTTCGGTACCTGTGGTGTCGCAGACGATTGTCTAATCATGACGGTCTCCGGGTCCAAGCGCAGATACTGACCGCCGGGCAGCACCATCAGATAGCCGCTGCCAAAGATGGTAGCGTCCTGCGATGCCAGATCCTGCGCACAATGCGAGCACAGCGCAGGACCGCCGCAGCGCGGCTTTACGCCGTCCTCACGCGGGTGAACGTGTCCGTGCCCATGGTTCATGGCGACCTCTCGCGCTCAAGGCGTAACGCCCACGATTCAAAGAATCTGGACATCGTGCGAGCTACACCGACAGTGATCTTGTCGTGCGAAGGCATAAGTATGTGCTCCAGTTCGGCCACGCGCTTTTGCAGCCGCTCAATCTGATCGGCCGCGTCTCGGTATCGGCCAATAGCCACGGCTGGGTACTGAGCGCGAGACCAGTCATTCGAGTCATCGCGCATTTCCTTCGGCGTTCTATCCACGGCCTTCTTCCGTTTGAGTAGTAGTAGATGCTTCTTCGTCTGACTCCCATTCAGCGTGCTGCAGTTGGGTTAGATCGAGCCATTTGTCGAACATCTTTTCCCGTGACCCATCATTAAAAGGTTCTTTTGTCGCCGTTACTTTTAATCGTATGCCAACCCATTCCACCCGGAGATGCCCGCGTCTACGGTACAGACCGTATTTAATCACGGCGCCTTTTATCCCTGCATCCCATGGATCAATCATGGATCACCTACTACGTGGGGACTGACTCAAAGTCGCATCGATCAAGCAGCGCTTTACCTTCGCGCAGATGCCCGATTATGCGTTCATTCGTCAGCGCGGCGCCGTCAGGATAGGCGATGTATTCCGCGAGCACGCCATCATGGCCGCGCCAATGGTACAGGCATTCCTTCACCTCTCGTCTAGTGTGGCCAGCAAACTCCAATACGCAGGCATCGTCAGTGTCGCCTGCCTCAGCGCGGCCATCCCACAAGATCCAAGCTTTCATCGGTCTGTTTCCACGGTTGGAACGGGTGACTCGCGCTTTTTGTGCGCGTAGTAGTGAGGCTCGGAACGCGCCTCGATCATCCATTTTTCGACCGTGCCAGCGTAATCGCGCGTCCAAATCTCGGCTTCCCCCTGGCTCACGATGGTGTAGTCGCCGTCTGAGTCCCGCCGCTCTGCGTCCTTCTCAGCGGCGCCCTCCGCGTCCTGGGCGAAGATTTCATCCCAATCCTCGACCTCACCGCGAAACGGTATACCGCACTCGAAGCGCTGGCAGCGGCAAGTCTTGGCGATAACCTTAAATTCGCGGCAGCGAGGGCAATAGCCTGACGCGCTCATGGTCGCCGGCTCAAGTAGGCTCATGGCTTACTCCTGCGCTGGGAGGCGACCGATAGGGATCAATGACCGTAACCATCACATCACCCAAGTCTGCCTCCAAAATGATATCCACCAATTTTGCACGTGCATCGCGAATCTTGTCGGGAGTGTCGCTGGCGATCTCGACTCGAAGAACTGCCTCGAAGCCATCGCCTTCCTCAAAAATGCCATCGTTCTCTATATCGCTTTGGCTCATGGGTCCGTTCGCTCCCGAGACTGTGACTCAATTCCATGGTGCCAGCAGAGCGGATTCACAACGCCATCTGAGCAGGCGCATGGTGGCGGTATCTCGACCCCCAGCAGTTTCCCGGCCGGTGTCTTCCATCCACCCTTCGGCTCTTTCGACTCTGGCGGCACGAAGCGGCTTCCAGCCTGCGCCAATGCCGCACGGGCAATGTCCTTGTACTCTTTCGCCTGAGCCCCGTAATAGCCTTCTCCGTTAGCTATGCGCAGCAGAGCTTCGTGCATGATGTTCCATCCGCGAAAGCAGTCGGCGATGTTGGCCTTTAGGCTCACGGCTTATCTATCCCATCAAGCAAACGACGTGTCGCCGCAACAGGGTAATCTCGTCTTCCCTCGAAGGCATCAAGCCAGCACCTGAGAGTCGTAAGCATTTCCGGTGCAGTAGCGATCAGACGCGCATTGGCCGCTTGCAGCTCGCACCATTCGTCATACGGCATCAACGGATCGCAGTCCGTGTTGGCGACGATGGTCCGGTCAGGACCGATTACGGCTACCTCACTAGGTAGGCTCACCCGCCAGGGTCCAGGCGTATGACCGCTCATTTTTCCTCCGCAACTTGATTGAGAGCGGATGCTGGGCGCCAAGTGAATTTGCACTGAGTGCAGAAATTAGCCCCCTCTGGAAGGCTAGACGCGACACCTATCGCACGCTCAAGATCCTTGCTCATGAATGCCGCCGATCCACAGTTCTGACAAGTAACGGGTTCATTGGCTTGTGAACACTGCAGCGCTACCGAACTGCTGGCCTCTGTCGGAGGCAATGCCTGAGGATTATCGATCCCGAGCGCTGCTCGAAGTTCGTCAAACTCGTACCAAGCAAACACACGATCGGTCTGTTCACCATCGCGCCATTCGGTCTCCTGGCCGACGCCTTCCAATAGGCCCAAGAGATTGCGGCCAGCAGCAACGAGTCGATCACGCTGAGCACGCAAGTCATCTATCTCACTCACGGTTTTTCCTCCCCATCTGGAGCGCCGTTGAGGGTAAAACCATCGGAAGCAAGTCGTCTTCGCCAGCGACGTTTGCGCTCACCGTTCACTGGCGGTTTACGGGAACGGCATGGCCTGTCATAGCTGCCGCCATCGCTCAAGCCCATGTCCTCGAAGCCAGCGGCCCGCAGCGACGTTCCAGGTTCCTCAGGTAGCGTGTACGTCCACACCTCACGGTAGCCGAGCGCCTTAGCAGCTCGCGCCAGCGCTCCATAGATCATCGAACATCCGTTAGGCATCGACTCGATAGCGCAGCGGCTAATGACCAGTTTTCCCTGTCCTTGCCAAACGCGGCTCGGATTGCCAGCCACGCCGACGCCGCGGATATCAGGATCGCCCACGGCGACAGCGAACAGACCGCCCTGAAGGTCAGGAAGCTTTCGGTGCCACTGCTTCACCAGTTTGAGCGCTGCCTTTACCGTGATGGGGATCAATTCAGCCACTACTCCGCTTCTCCGTCGCCAGCGAGCCGTAGCACTTCTTCTAGTGTGGGAGCGGCGACTGCATTGAATCCAACCGGCGTGTGCGGATACCACTGAAGCGTCCAGCAGTCATCCGATGCGATCGCGCGGGCCTTGGCCTCCTCATTCTCCCAATCGCACCAAGTGTTCTCCCTGATCCACTGTTCGATCGGTTCGTACACGTTGCGATGCGCGTTGTGCACCAACGTCATCTCGCCCATGTGCGCCGGGAACTTGAGGTGGCGTTCCTTCGTAAGACGTTCGATTTCCTCATGCCTCAGCAACAGTTGGCGAGATAGCACGCGCAAATCGTCATCCGGGTCCGCCCACGGCTCGTCTAGCAGGACGTTCGCTAGATTATTTGCAGACTCCCGCTCGTCCGGCAGAGGAGGGAAATCAGCCATTGGCTCGGCTTCCATAAGTGAAGTTGCTCATTCCGATGCCTTCCTATCTTCAGCATGCATCAAAGCCCGCAACTCAGGTCGTGCGCTCCGCAGCTTGATAGCGACTCCTCTGAGCTTCGAGGCTGCAACTGGGGTGCGATCGGCAAGGCCCTCAAGTTTATTGATGAGACGATAGAGATTCAGATCTAGCGTATCGGCCTCATCCTGCAACAATGTGCGCCGACTAGCCATACAACGGCCTCACTCGGCGGATGCCGCGGTAGGGGCGGAGGCGTCGCACGGGGTATCGCGCGCTTGCCTCACTGTGTCCTCGCGGATATCCGGGTTGTGACCGTTACCAGTCGTACTACCGGACGCACACAGCGCCTCCGTTGGATCAACCATTATAGCGGCCTCACTCGCCGAATACCTCGATCGTACACCGCTCGCGTCAGCCCCTGGCCGCTATGCCCGGCGCGCTCGCTTGCGATCTGCAATGACGGATCGTCGCTGATGTTCTTTGCGCGTATGTCGTGGAACGTGAAGCGTTCCTTCAGAGCTTTATCGAGCATGGTCAGCCGCATCACTCGTTGCCACTTGGCCCGAAAGCCTTCACTGGTGTACGGATTGCCGTCACGGGTCTCTATCACGAACGTCTGCGGGCCGCGATTTATCTCGCGTTTAGCGCGGGCCATCACGTAACCAAGGTAGACCGAGGGCTCAACTAGGATCTTTTTGTTCTGCCCGCGCTTTGCTTTCCCCTGCCGGAAGAATATTCCTTCGCGAGAAACATTCTCCCACTTCAGCCTAAGCACATCAGACTGGCGTTGACCGGTCAGCAGCGCGATATCCATCGCCATCTGCACCCTGAGCGGCGCATGGCGATAGACCGCTAGGTACTCATCGTCGGCCACATAGCGGTCGCGTGGGTGGCTCTCATTGCGTGCAACGTTGACGCACGGGTTGACGGTCACGCCGTCGATGAACCATCGACCGATCGCCAGCGAGAAGACGTGGGCCAGCACCATGACCTGTTTGTTTTTGTGGGTCTTGCCCTTGTCGACGCACAGGAACCGACCCACATCACGCGGCTTGATGTCTGACGGCTCGAAGATGCCGAACTCAGAACGCAGCTTATCGAGGTGCCGGCGATAGTCACGCTGAGACCTGGGCGCGATCTTGGGAATGTGGTCGCGCTCGTAACGGTCGAACAGTTCGTTCATGGTGATCATGCTTTCTTCCTGCTCTTCGCCCATGCCTTCAGATGTCGCCGTTCCCTCACCAGACTCAGATACTTGCTGACTCTAGGCCAATCCGTTGGATGCACCCAGAACTGCCGTAGGACAAAACCAGCGAGTCTCATGCGCTGGCGTTCGCCCATCTTGCGTTCGGCTGCTGATTTCATGAGTGCCGCGGAAACTGGTAGAACGGCCTGTACGGATCAACGAATGCGAGTTTCTTCCCACGCTCGCGCGTAAGGCGCACGGCAGCGGCCTCGCACTCGGCGTCATGAGCGCTGTCCTTATCCTCTCGCGTGACCTCCCGCCACGCATCCAGAATCGCCTGATCTGAAACCTCGGCAAACAATCCGACTCGCAGCACTTGGCAGAACAGGCGAGCCTGCGCCATGTCATCCAGTGAACCAATCTCTGAGAAGTTAACTTCCTTCGAGGAATTCCAGTACCGCACCCACGTCTTGATCGTTGCCTTGTCCATGTCTATCTCCCTAGCTGATGTGGTTAGAGTACATCGTGACATGTCACAAGTCAAGTCCCATGCTAGGCGCTAGAACGAACATTTTGCAGCGACCATTGCCGTGACCTTCGCGCGGGATTAGAGCGTTCAGGAAGCTATCTTCCTTGTTGCACTCAGCGTAGTTGTACTCTTTATGAAGCGCCCATACCGGGCAGTAAGGGCCATCCTCGTCGCCATTGTGCAGACACCGCGAGCAATATTGTTCGTAGTAGCAGTCGCCTTCGGTGCCGTTGCTGAAATAGCCCATTAGCGTGCTCCTCCAGGTCCGACCTTGACACTTGGACGCACTGCATCTTTCAGATCCACCAATCCGCCGCAGATACGGCAATCCTTCATGCGCTCCAATCTGTCAGCGGCTTCCTTATAGACCTCGTAGCGTTGCATTACACTCAACTGGTCCTGATCGTTCCAATAGTCTGGTGGCATGCGCAGGATGCCGAAGAACATCAGGTCGCTCATGGCGCATCGAACTCCGGTCCACCTTTCGGATCGCTGTAAGCTTTCCTGACAATGGTAGATTTCAGCCGCTCGCAATCGAACCAGCCATCAATGATGAATGGGCCATCTGGATCATCCGGGTTTGGCTTCTTTCCGTAGTTGAAGCACGACTCTGGATGGTCGCAGTCATCGCATGGGTCGTGCTGTCGCATCACTCGTTACCTTCCCGCGGCAAATCGTCCGGTCTCTGAGTCGAGAGCGCTATCGGCGTGAATGGCTTCCAGAAGGTCAGTTGCTGTAGCCACAAGGTTCTGGTCCGCACCAGCTCTTCGACCTCGGCGTCCGTCAATCGAAAGCAGCAGGCAACGCGACCGTCGTCGGTATTGAAGTCGTAGAGCGCCAACGGCTCGTACTCGTCTTGGCCCATGGCGACAATGCGGTTAGCTTCCGGGAACTGGACTGGAATCATGGTGCGCTACCTTTCGCGGAACTGAAGATAGTTTCAGGCCACTGGCGGATCTGCAGTTCGGGCGAGAAGCGACTGAAGTCTTTGTATGCGGGCCAGTTCGCTTGCGAGCCTTGTTTGAAGAAAAATGCTACGCGATGTGACGCACACTGGCGCGCTAGCTCCGTTGCCCATTCCTGAGCCATCGGTCGTGGCTTGCTACCGCTCTCACCCCCGACGATCACCCAATCAATCTTGCCGCTATTGCCTACCCACCGACTGCCGTCCGCAAGCGGGATGCCTGCCCAAAACGTATCGGCTGCCGTCAGATCGATCGATTCCATCAGCGGCTCACACGACAGGAACCTGACTCGAGACGGAATGTGCAGCAGCTTGGGAATATCCCTTTCAGCTTCTTCCTGCGTGACTACCGTGATCCCCAGCCAGACGTTGTTATAGCCGAATACCGAATTGTCCCAGTCCGGCGGGAGCATCGCCTTGACGTTCCCAATGCGTTTGGTGAGCAGTAGCCAATCCAGCCGCGGCGTCGACCGGATAAGTTCCCATAGGTCAGTCCGCCACTGCTCCGGCACTTCGTTATCGAATACATCGGCGAGCGAGGCGCAGAACACGCGCTGCCTCTGACCGTCTGGCACCGCGGCATGCCACTTGAGCGGCTGCCTCCAGTTTGCTGGCGTGGTTCGGCGCCTGCTGCCGGACCATAGCTCTGGGTGTCCGGTACGCTTCGCCCAGGCTTCCGCATAGCAATGCTCGCACGCTCCGTGTGGACCGACAGAGACCTTAGTGCAACCGACCCACGGATTGAACGTGTGATCGGTCCACTCGATTTTGCTGTTCTCTGCCATGCCTATCTACTTTAGCGGTGGCTGGGCAATGTCTTCAGCCAATCCTGAAAAGCCTGCAGCACTTCAGGTTCCAGGCAGACCCAATGTTCCCCATGTTCTCGCGGGGCGGACAGGATTACCGCGTAACCATCGAAGCGAGCGTACAGCCCGTCGCCGAGGTAGGTTTTGAGATGCCCTTGCTGGCGTTCGTTCTCGTAGTCTGCTTGTGATTCGATATCTTCCATATGCTCCTCGACTTCGATCAACTAGAACGATAGGTTCTCAAGTTTCTTGATGGCCTTTTGGTGCGACTTGATCTTACGCTCTCGCATGTCCTCGGCTCGCCTCTGAGCATCATCCTTGAATCTATGCCAGTCGTTGCCGTGAGCGTAGTGTGTACCTCCTCGGCGCGTATAGACGATCATTCCAGGCGCGTGCTCTGGAGGCCCATCTGTCTCTACCTCGAAGATGCCTTTAGTCAGCGCGTAACGAGTGACCCATGCTTTCATCTGCGACTCCTTGGAGAGTGAGCTACGCGGCTTCAGTCAGGAATAGCCACTGGCATCCCGGCGCTTTCATATCGATAAGGATCTGCACTACGTCTTCGCAGAAAGCGGCGAGTGACTTGTCGCTAGCCGCGGAGGCGTCGTAGGCGGCGGCGGAGGCGTAGGCGGCGGCGGCGGCGTCGGCGGCGTAGGCGTCGGCGGTGGCGGAGGCGGCGTAGGCGTCGGCGGCGTCGGCGGCGTCGGCGGCGTAGGCGGCGGCGGCGGCGGCGTCGGCGTAGGCGACGGC